ATGGCACTGAATATTCCATTCAGAAATGCGTACTATCGTTTTGCATCCAGTTACTCATTTCTCTTTTTTATTTCCTGGTCGCTGTGGTGGTCGTTATACGCTATTTGGCTGAAAGGACATCTAGGATTAACAGGGACGGAATTAGGTACACTTTATTCGGTCAACCAGTTTACCAGCATTCTATTTATGATGTTCTACGGCATCGTTCAGGATAAACTCGGTCTGAAGAAACCGCTCATCTGGTGTATGAGTTTCATTCTGGTCTTGACCGGACCGTTTATGATTTACGTTTATGAACCGTTACTGCAAAGCAATTTTTCTGTAGGTCTAATTCTGGGGGCGCTCTTTTTTGGCCTGGGGTATCTGGCGGGATGCGGTTTGCTTGACAGCTTCACCGAAAAAATGGCGCGAAATTTTCATTTCGAATATGGAACAGCGCGCGCCTGGGGATCTTTTGGCTATGCTATTGGCGCGTTCTTTGCTGGTATATTTTTTAGTATCAGTCCCCATATCAACTTCTGGTTGGTCTCGCTATTTGGCGCTGTATTTATGATGATCAACATGCGTTTTAAAGATAAGGATCACCAGTGCATAGCGGCGGATGCGGGAGGGGTAAAAAAAGAGGATTTTATCGCAGTTTTCAAGGATCGAAACTTCTGGGTTTTTGTCATATTTATTGTGGGGACGTGGTCTTTCTATAACATTTTTGATCAACAACTCTTTCCTGTCTTTTATGCAGGTTTATTCGAATCACACGATGTAGGAACGCGCCTGTATGGTTATCTCAACTCATTCCAGGTGGTACTCGAAGCGCTGTGCATGGCGATTATTCCTTTCTTTGTGAATCGGGTAGGGCCAAAAAATGCATTACTTATCGGTGTTGTGATTATGGCGTTGCGTATCCTTTCCTGCGTGCTGTTCGTTAACCCCTGGATTATTTCATTAGTGAAGCTGTTACATGCCATTGAGGTTCCACTTTGTGTCATATCCGTCTTCAAATACAGCGTGGCAAACTTTGATAAGCGCCTGTCGTCGACGATCTTTCTGATTGGTTTTCAAATTGCCAGTTCGCTTGGGATTGTGCTGCTTTCAACGCCGACTGGGATACTCTTTGACCACGCAGGCTACCAGACAGTTTTCTTCGCAATTTCGGGTATTGTCTGCCTGATGTTGCTATTTGGCATTTTCTTCCTGAGTAAAAAACGCGAGCAAATAGTTATGGAAACGCCTGTACCTTCAGCAATATAGACGTAAACTTTTTCCGGTTGTTGTCGATATCTCCATATCCCTCAACCGGAAAATAATAATACAAAAATGCTTACCCCTGCTAATAATCACCTAATCCAAACGCCTCATTCATGTTCTGGTACAGTCGCTCAAATGTACTCCGGATACGCGGTTCGCTGATTTCCAGGACATTGTCGTCATTCAGCGACGTGTCCCGTGTATCACGGGCCTGCGAATTCATCAAGGAATGCATTGCAGAGTGAAGTATCGAGTCACGCCATATTTCGCTATCAGGATTCTGTATGATGGTTACATCGCCCGGCCAGGGCTGTTTAGTCATCAGCGCTTTCTGACAGTGCTGAGATTTCAACCTGTTGCAGTAAAAATGAGTAGATATAGGGCAAGTGTGCTGCCAAACCCATCTTTTACGGGGTGAAGGTAGATTTGGTTTGAAGGGTATCTGGTGTCCCCTGCAGACATCTACTTCAAGCGGCAGGGGATTGATTGGAATGGTGTTTTTTAGATGTGAAAAATATTTTACCCGCTATTTTACCCATTGGCGCGGCTTAAGAGCTTATTTTTGAATTCACAATGGTCACGATATAACCATCTTGCTCGCCCGTGGATAACTTTGGCTTTTGGCAGGTCGCCGGACTTAATCCGGTCATAGATGAAGGTTTTACCGAAGCCAGTATCGGCCATGATGAATTTCAAATCAACCAGTGAATCAGGCTGTAGTTCGTGTTGCATGAGTGCTATCTCCGAATAGGGAATCGAACCTGCAAATCAGGTAATAAAAAACCGCCATCAGGCGGCTTGGTGTTCTTTCAGTTCTTCAATTCGAATATTGGTTACGTCTTATTCGATGCGCACTCCTGGTATTTCGCCTTTTGATATTGCGAAGTCATAAATTTGCGCAGCACTATACCCATCTCGCATCCATGAATCTAATGCGCGAATAGCCTCGCTACGCTTTTTATCTTCTCTCTCATTTTTGATATCAACGAGGACATCAACGCAATTAAGGCAAATGTGGATTTTGTCCTTACATTCGATCATGGCGGCTTTACCATGATTTCCGCCGCACAGTGAGCATAAATCTTCAGGGTCTGGCTGGTATTTCTGTAACGTTAGATGGTTGAATGTTGAACAGACCATAATCATCTCCATAAAACAAAACTCGCCGTAGCGAGTTCAGATAAAAGAAATCCCCGCGAGTGCGAGGATTGTTAGTTGCGCTCTGCTGCTGCCTTAGCCATTACCATATCCACCCAATTTCACCAGACATGATTCTCGCAATCACTATTATCACCAAAGTGATAATCACAACTTTAACTGGCGGCATCATTCACTCCCTGCGGCGGTTCTGGTAGCGGCATCCAGTGTGACGGTTTCCACGACGCACCAGGAATTATCCACCCATCATTAGCGTCAGGATGCCCGGGGATGTAAGTAGCCCATTTCATTCGCCAGTCACCTTTCCTGTCAAACTCCACGGCAACAAGTACGGCTGTTTTGGTATTCGGCATTCGCTCACTACAGCTTATCCAACCATCCGGAGTTACCGGAGAGTTGCCGGGTTCTTTAATGTGCAAACGAGGCTCACCATCTTTTGGTTCAGGCCACTGGCGCTCCATGTTGATCTTCAATTTATTTTCCATAGCAGCGGTAATTTCAGCATCACTGATACCAGCACGGCGCTGTGCATCCCACAACAGGAACTGCATATCAGCCCACTCGCTGAGATCGTCAGGTTCGGCTGCGGCTTCCAGTGCCTCTTTTGAGAGGTGTTTCAGTGGACCAATGGGGCCAACGCAGCCAAATGTGGAGTCAGACCATTTGGCATGCTCGTGGCGAATCTGTTCGCGTTCCAGTGATGCCAGTGCAATTCGTGCCAGTTCCATTTGTTCGCCACGAGTAAGCCCGTTTTCAAGCGGATTTTTAATGAATAATTCGATACGTTCTTTGGTAATAGTGGTCATAGCTATTTCACCTTAATCTCAACATTTCGCAGCTTTAGCTCTACTGGCAGGTCTGACTTTCCTGTTAATGCTAATGCGAGATTTTCTGGGGTAATGAGAGCAGTTATTGCTTTCCCCATTGCCAGACGAATAATTATTCGTATTTCGCGATCGTCACATGCTCCTGGTCGAACGATTGATATTTGTCCGTCCATCTCACTCTCCTTTGATGCGAATGCCTGCGGCGCGGATTGCAGCGATGACTTCAGAAACTTTGTATGCCATTACCGTTTGGTAATCATCGTGAAAATCTGTTCGATGAAGCATGCTGCTACGTTCCGGGAGCGATATTTCCCGCGCTTCCAGTTCTGCAATGCGCTTTTTTGCTGCTTCCAGTTCATCCAGTAATTCCAGCACGGTAGCCGGATTAGCCTTGGCAACAAAATCCCGGACTGGCTTACAATCAATCTCCGCAATGGGTTGATACGATGTGTAGCCATGCTGTCTTGTATAACTACCGTGACGAATAACAAAAAAATCACCATTTATTTTTTTAGCCTGCCACTTATCTTCACCGGCTTTCTCTGCCGCTTCACGCAGTGCCTGATAGTCAATCTTGTTCATGTCACATCACCCTGAATCCGTTGCATTTACGTAAGAAATCGCAGATATAGCCCTTCATTTTTTCATGCCAATCTCGATCATTCCCATTGCACCAACCATCAGGTGGAGTCCAGTTTTCTATCAGAGCAGCCATTTTCTTTGCTTTCGCCGGAGTAGCTGTTGCGGTATCGCAGTAATGACGAGTTTCAACCAACGCATCCATACCATCGATATCAAGTACGCAAAACCATGTGTGATTCGGCATTCCAACAGATGGTATTTGTTGCCCACGTCGACGTTTATCAATAAGACATACAGTCATGGTTCCACCTTCTCTATTTGCTTAAGACCGTCTCTCACTGCATTAAGTACGCGTTCCAGATACTGGTATTTCTGGTTTGGTGCCGTTGGCCAGTCGGCATACCATGGATCATCACCAAAGAGATTCAGCAGTTTGTTACCGACGCCGAAACAACAGCAGCTTTCTTTTACGTCATCGGCGTTTTCCGCCTCGTCCCACATTTCGCGAGCCTGTACCGCGTCGATTTCTCTCTCTCTTCGTAATTTTATGATTTCTGACTTCACGAAAAGCAGATTTGCATCGTTGTCATCGTCGACCGTGCTTCGCAGTTGAGGGTCGAAATAGCCGATTAGATACTCGTTGCTGACCCGCTTAATGAACGTCTGCACATCATCACCGCCCATAGCAAACCAAGCCGCAGTCCACGCTTTTCCGTAGCAGGTGATGGTGATTCTTCCCTTACCAGGTTCGTAGTTTTCAATCATCACTCGAACCGGATCTAGTCGCTCTGCACCGGTTATAACGAATGACAACACATCAATCTTTTCAACCGTTACACTCACTGGTTGCCTCCTTTGCGCCACATCGCATTCAGATATTTGTTGTCATTAACAGAACCGAAACTATTTCTCTTAAGCAATTCCTCTCTCGATGGCATTGGCTTTACGCGTTGGCGAATAATCATTTCTGCCGGAAGAATGCCGGGATTGTATGCAAGTCCTCTCATGGTAAATTCCTCTTTGTTAATTTATTCGTATGCCTGCTCTTTCTTCATCGAGTTTTTTTAGCTTGTATCGCATAGCTCTCACTGAATAAATTGAGCGGCAGGTTGCAATTGCTATTTCTTCTGCGGAGAACTTACCGAAAAGTGATACTTCAGCTCTTGTCCATCGTCTTCCACGAAGTCGGCTAACAATGTCAGCGCCAATCCTTGTTGCTTTCGCCATAACTGCTTTTTCAGTCCTTTCCAGTTTTTCAGCGATAACTTCAACTGGCATTGTCGCCGCTACTTCGCGCAAGAAATCGACTTCCCATTTCTCCCATGGAGTCTTTTTCATAGGCGATACCGTTATTTGATAAGAAGTGAAGGTTTCCCAACTTTGAGTTGAGCGCCGGGGATATTTATTCCTGCTTTTAGTTGGTGTTTGATTGCCAGTTTGTCGGCTTTTATTGTTGTTTCAAACTCAACGTATTCAGGAGGAAGGGCGCTTGAGTCGATGATTTCTACAGTTTCTGACGGTTTGCGGATTGTTACCTGGTGAATACCTGCTCGAATCTTTTTCTTGCCAACCATTTCAAGCGATGACGCTATATACGCCATAATGCTGTCAATCTTATTTTGAATTACTGCGGCTCGCTCATTCAGTGACTTTGCCTCTTCCTTGAGGCGTTCAGCATAACCAGATTCATTTTTAATAATGGCAAGAAGTTGCTCTATTTTATCGGTAAATTCTCCTTCCATGCCTTCTATTGTGTCAGCAATCATCTCTGGTTCTAAATCTGAATCCATCAATTTTGCGTATTCATTGGCAATTTCATACAGTTTGCTCACTGGCAACCTCCAGTTTCGCTTTGCATTCTGCGTAAATGGCTTGTACGTTCTGCTGCAATTTCATTCCAGATGTCAGGCGATATGCTTCTGCAAAATATCGCTTCAAATCATCCATGTTTTCTGCCTGAGCCATTTCATCGCAAAGAAGTTGTGCTTTATCCATTATTTCCTGCTGGCGTTTCCGTTCATCTTCGCGGATATCTTCCTCTGATTTGTGCGGCATAACTGGTTCAGTCCACACACCTTCTTCTTCGTTTAGTACGTGAATAGCACTATCAAGACGTGATGCCTTAGGCCAATACTTGCTTGCACGCTTTACGACCGTCTTTCGCGCCATCTCATTCCAGTGATTTACCCATGGTCCTTTATCGCTGAATGCTGCCTTGCTTGTTTTCCTTACAGCCTCAATTTCAGCCAGACTCATCTCTTCCGTTAGATAATCACCTGCTGGCGTCTTAACTGTGCAGTAAACGCCAACGATATCACCACGATCACCGAAGGCGTTGTATTTATGGGTTGGTGCTTTATCAAGCCCGTTTGACTCATAGGTATCGTTAGCATGAACAAGTTTTGCCTGACCCCATGAGATAACACCAGACTCCATTGCAATATGGAGCAATCCCATATAGCTGATATCAAGGCAAACCATGCCGTCTCGCGGAACTAGATAAGCAAGTTTGCTGGCCGGGTTTAAGGTGATGCCGATCGCCGCAACATTGATGATGGCGTTCTGTGCGCTGGTTGGGTTTGCCAGTGCTGTTTTAGCCAGGTAATCATTTTTCTGGAAATACTGAATTGCAAACTGGCTTTCCTTAGCCCATGTCACCGTCTGTTCAGTCAATGCTCCGCAGAATAACTGCTCCTGCTGTTTAACGAATTCAACGATATTGCTCATGCTGCTTCTCCATAAATGTGTCTGCGTTTGAATATTGCGAAGGCATATTCAGCCTTAACTCTTTCGGTTATTGCATCCCAGAACCATTCAGCGGCTTTTTCCTGATAGTTACAGTCATCATCTTCCAGCCAGTCGATAGCGTCCTTAGTGTGTTCATCTGGTTTATATGAGCGAAGCATTTCGCTTATTGGGTCGCAACGTTTGCAGAGACGATCAACTTCACTGTTGATTCGTTCGTAATCTTCATCAGTAAAACTTGCGATTATTTGCGATATTTCACGCTTATCATTCAGAGTCAGAATCATCATCTTTCTCCTGTTCTTTGTGCTGATTGAGCATTTTGTTCATCTGACGAATGAATTCTTCGTCTGACCAGTTATCTGTAAAACTCATTTCCTGCGATACCACGGAAGGTTGATAGCTGATTTCATCGCTTTATTTGCTTCAAGCCACATTTTTGAATCACCAATAAATCGGGCTATTACTGCTTTGTTCTGTGCAGCACGAAGCATCTGGTGATTAATGGCTATTTCATTGCGCATAACGCCTCCAGTTGTTTCTTTGCTGCTCTGATTAATTGTTTAACTCGGCGTGATAATTCAGATTCGTGCGGGTAGAAAGCGGACATGACGCCGCTACCCGCGAGCTGAAAGTGCATCATGGGTAACTCCTTATATTTGATTGCATAACGAAAATGCCTCTCGTGAAGCATTATTGGTATGCGGTAAAGCCGCGCTCAGGCGGCTTTGATAGTCATATCATCTGAATCAAATATTCCAGATGTGTCGATATCGGTAATTCTTATTCCTTCGCTACCATCCATTGGAGGCCATCCTTCCTGACCATTTCCATCATTCCAGTCGAACTCACACACAACACCATATGCATTTAAGTCGCTTGAAATTGCTATAAGCAGAGCATGTTGCGCCAGCATGATTAATACAGCATTTAATACAGAGCCGTGTTTATTGAGTCGGTATTCAGAGTCTGACCAGAAATTATTAATCTGGTGAAGTTTTTCCTCTGTCATTACGTCATGGTCGATTTCAATTTCTATTGATGCTTTCCAGTCGTAATCAATGATGTATTTTTTGATGTTTGACACCTATTCATATCCTCATAGATAAAAAATCGCCCTCACACTGGAGGGCAAAGAAGATTTCCAATAATCAGAACAAGTCGGCTCCTGTTTAGTTACGAGCGACATTGCTCCGTGTATTCACTCGTTGGAATAAATACACAGTGCAGTGTTTATTAGTATGCCTGTCTTTTAACCACATCAGGCTCGGTGGTTCTCGTGTACCCCTACAGCGAGAAAAATAGTAAAATCCTCTTACCCCTACAGTAAGAGAGTGATTTATATGTCTGATGAAAAAGGAATAATAAGTAGGATTACAGATGCAGTTTCTGGTGCCGGAGGTGCTCTGATGAGTGCTGTTGGCGCAGTAAAGGAAATCCAGAAAATGCAAATAGACTACTCAGTAAAAGAAAAAACATACGAACTTGTCGATAAGCTCATGGATGCCCAACAGCAGCAAATGTCACTTAATGAGCTTTTGATGATTTCTAAGGACAAGATTATTGAGCTTGAAGAAAAGATAAATCGAGCCTCTAAGTGGGAAGAGGAAAAGAAAAACTATGAGATGTATACACCTACTGTTGCTACGGTGGTTTATCGTCTCAAAAAATCGGCAAATACCGGTCAGCCAATGCACTATCTTTGCGCTCAATGCTATGAATCTTCTGTGAAATCCATACTTCAATACGAAGGATTTGCACCACCTTCTAACCATAGGATGAGATGCCATAGGTGTAACGCCTCCTATCTGTTCCCTAAATCTGCATTTTCTAAATAAGTGATATAGATTTACCTTTAATTTTCTGGCGTCCTCTGCATGTTATGCCGCGTTCGCCAGGCTTGCTGTACCATGTGCGCTGATTCTTGCGCTCAATACGTTGCAGGTTGCTTTCAATCTGTTCGTGGTATTCAGCCAGCACCGTAAGGTCTATCGGATTCAGTGCGCTTTCTACTCGTGATTTCGGTTTGCGATTCAGCGAGAGAATAGGGCGGTTAACTGGTTTTGCGCTTACCCCAACCAACAGGGGATTTGCTGCTTTCCATTGAGCCTGTTTCTCTGCGCGACGTTCGCGGCGGCGTGTTTGTGCATCCATCTGGATTCTCTTGTCAGTTAGCTTTGGTGGTGTGTGTGAGTCGTAGTCCTGAACGAAAACACCCCACGATTGGCTCATTTGCAGCTAATCCGGATTCGCACTTCCGGCCAATGCTTCGTTTCGTATCACACACCCCAAAGCCTTCTGCTTTGAATGCTGCCCTTCTTCAGGGCTTAATTTTTAAGAGCATCACCTTCATGTGGGTTAGTGCGTCCTGCTGGTGTGTTTAGTATCACCGCTAGTGGTATTTGTGTCAACACCGCCAGAGATAATTTATCACCGCAGATGGTTATCTGTATGTTTTTTATATAGATTTATTTTTTGCAGGGTTGTGTGGCTTGGGAGGTGATCGAGAGATCAGAATTGCGTTGTTTAGTGAGTTGCACCTATTAATTTTAAAATAAATACAATTGGTTATGTGTTTTTAGGTGGGGCGATCGTGAGGCAAAGAAAACCCGGCTCGGTGGCCGGGTTGATGGGATTATCGTTTATTTCTTTGATGTTTCTTTGCAGACTCAGCTTGAGTGTTTCCATACCTGCGTTTACCGCTATTGTTTTTTCCCCTAGGCTTGCCTTTTTTTCGATCTTCCCACCAGTCAGGTGCCGGGTCTGGCTCAACATGTAAAGCATCGGCAAGTCCTGATATCAAGCTGTATGACTGAACTCCATCAATGTGCTCTGACAGTGATGGGGTAACATTCTGTCTTAGTGGATCAAGAATAAAATCAATACCTTTAATTCTGGCGTGTTTGGCGGCAGGCACAAAGTCTGAGTCCCCAGCAACAAGGACAATTACATCAACAAGTTTTTCATAAGCTAAAGTCGTGATATCCATCCCTAGCTTGATATCAACTTGTTTTTGTTTGATGTCATAGTAAAAATCATCATTTGTCAGTTCATCCCATTTTTTCGTTCCTTTCATCAGAGCATCAAGGGAGAATGTAGTTAGTTGCCATCGCTTATTATCAACAAGATTCCCTAATCTTAAGGCTGTTTTTCGAGTTTTTCTTAACTCTTCATGCAGCTCCGTTCTCAGAATATATGATTTTTCGAGTTTGAAATTCTTGCGACCAGGCGTCTTATTGCCAGGCTCAGGAAGTGGAAGGCGTGTTTGAATGTCGAGTGGTGGACAGTCATAGAAGTAAATTCTATAAAGCTCAAGCGGTTCCCTACGTTCTTGTGATTGACGTTTTCCATTAAGATGGGAAAGAACCATTGACCATATTACTTTCATTATGCATTGCGCAGTCAGTTCATGCTCGGCGAAGTGTTTACGATGCGTAGCATGAACACGCTGCATGAAAAAACCCGCATCAATTAAAATTGCTGCTTTCTTCATAAGAGTCCCAAAAAAATAGCCCAGAGCCGTTATGCAGATATTAACAATTGTCTGCGAACGGGGCTGGGCTTGGTTTAATTAATCTATGCCAAGTTGACTGTGCCGTCAACATAAAACTTACTTCCTATCACCCAAACGTCTCTTCAGGCCACTGACTAGCGATAACTTTCCCCACAACGGAACAACTCTCATTGCATGGGATCATTGGGTATTGTGGGTTTAGTGGCTGTAGAAACACCTGACCGCTATCCCTGATCAGTTTCTTGAAGGTAAACTCATCACCACCAAGTCTGGCTATACAGAAATCGCCTGGCTCAACAGCCTGCTCAGGGTCAACCAGAATTAACATCCCGTCAGGAAAGCTGGGCTTGGATCCTGTTGGTGCGGTCATGGAATTACCTTCAACCTCAAGCCAGAATGCAGAGCCACTGGCTTTTTTGGTTGTGCTTACCCATTTCTCCGCATCGCCTTTGGTAAAGGTTCTAAGCTCAGGCGAGAACATCCCGGCCTGAACATGAGAAAAAACAGGGTACTCATACTCACTTCTAAGTGACGGCTGCATACTAACCGCTTCATACATCTCGTAGATTTCTCTGGCGATTGAAGGGCTAAATTCTTCAACGCTAACGTTGAGAATTTTTGCAAGCAATGCGGCGTTATAAGCATTTAATGCATTGATGCCATTAAATAAAGCACCAACGCCTGACTGCCCCATCCCCATCTTGTCTGCGACAGATTCCTGGGATAAGCCAAGTTCATTTTTCTTTTTTTCATAAATAGCTTTAAGGCGACGTGCGTCCTCAAGCTGCTCTTGTGTTAATGGTTTCTTTTTTGCGCTCATACGTTAAATCTATCACCGCAAGGGATAAATATCTAACACCGTGCGTGTTGACTATTTTACCTCTGGCGGTGATAATAGTTGCATGTACTAAGGAGGTTGTATGGAACAACGCATAACCCTGAAAGATTATGCAATGCGCTTTGGGCAAACCAAGACAGCTAAAGATCTCGGCGTATATCAAAGCGCGATCAACAAGGCCATTCATGCAGGCCGAAAGATTTTTTTAACTATAAACGCTGATGGAAGCGTTTATGCGGAAGAGGTAAAGCCCTTCCCGAGTAACAAAAAAACAACAGCATAAATAACCCCGCTCTTACACATTCCAGCCCTGAAAAAGGGCATCAAATTAAACCACACCTATGGTGTATGCATTTATTTGCATACATTCAATCAATTGTTATCTAAGGAAATACTTACATATGGTTCGTGCAAACAAACGCAACGAGGCTCTACGAATCGAGAGTGCGTTGCTTAACAAAATCGCAATGCTTGGAACTGAGAAGACAGCGGAAGCTGTGGGAGTTGATAAGTCGCAGATCAGCAGGTGGAAGAGGGACTGGATTCCAAAGTTCTCAATGCTGCTTGCTGTTCTTGAGTGGGGTGTCGTCGACGACGACATGGCTCGATTGGCACGACAAGTTGCTTCGATTCTCACCAATAAAAAACGCCCGGTGTGCAAGACCGAGCGTTCTGATCAAATACAAATGGAATTTTAACAACATCCAACGAGGTAATTATATGCGAAACAAAGGCTTTAATCCACCTGATACACACAAAGAAGCTAAGCGTTTGCGCTTCCTTCGTTCCATTGATGAAAGAACTCAAATCTCTTTTGTGAAAGTTGCCAGAACTGAGCTTCTGAAGGCTGAGGCGAGGGCGTTGCTCCCGTCTCTACCAAAAGAGGAGGGATATACGTTCATTCCAAACGCATTTCTGGAAAAGCTTCTCAAAGAAGACATATCCGTAAGTCAGTTTAACGATGTTCTTAAGGTCTTTCGTCAAGGCAGGTAGTTATGAGCAATACAGCAAAAATCTACGATTTCAGCGCCGCACACGAGCGCAGGAGCAACAGGATGGAGAACCAGAAAACTGGTTACATTCCGTTGTACCGGAGCATTCTGAAACAGTCATGGGCGAAAGATGTTTATCTTCGCACCCTGTGGGAAAACCTTCTCCTGAATGCCGCCAGAAAGCCATACAAAGCGAATTTCAAAGGTCATGAATGGCATCTGCAACCCGGTCAACTGGTTGTGACAGCAGCTGATTTAGGTCTTCAGTTATGCGACAGACATGGCAAGCCAGCAAGCCGTGATCAGGTTGAGCGGATGCTTCAGGTTTTTGTGAAAGAGGGGATGATCTCCATTGATGGAGAGAAGCAAAAAGGTCGTGTGATAACCATCACAAATTACCATGAATATGCTCAAAAAATGGACAATTTACCCGCACATGAAGCCGCACAAACAACCGCACATGATGCAGCACATGACGAAGACAGTAATGGCGCGGCTTTCAGAGCACATGCCGCACATGAAAGCGCACATGAAGCCGCACAAACAACCGCACATCATGAACAAGAAGGTATTAACAAGAATATAAATAATACCCCCCTACCCCCCAATGGGGGAGGCGATGGGCAGGTTAAACCTGAACGTCGCAAGGCAGAACGAATCGACTACGAATCCTTCCTGAACGCCTACAACACCGAAGTCGGTGACAGACTTCCACACGCTGTTGCGGTCAACGAGAAACGAAAACGCCGCCTGAAGAAAATCATCCCGCAACTGAAAACGCCAAACGTGGACGGTTTCAGAGCGTATGTCAGGGCGTTTGTGCATCAGGCCAAGCCGTTTTACTTCGGAGACAACGACACGGGCTGGACAGCTGATTTTGATTACCTGCTGAGGGAAGATTCGTTAACTGGAGTACGGGAAGGGAAGTTTGCAGACAGGGGGATTGCATGAGACAGGATATCGAAGCGAGCGTTATCGGTGGCCTGCTGATTGGTGGATTAACACCAACCGCCAGCGACGTTCTGGCAACGCTGGAGCCGGAAGCGTTTTCAATTCCGCTCTACCGGAAAGCCTTCGAGGTTATCCGCAAGCAGGCGAGAAACAGAAACCTAATCGATGCGCTGATGGTTGCCGAGGCGTGCGGAGAGGAGCATTTCACGTCAATCCTGATGACCAGCAAAAACTGCCCGAGTGCCGCAAACCTGAAGGGATATGCCGGAATGGTCGCGGATAACTATCACCGCCGTCTGGTGCTGGAAATCATGGATGAAATGCGTGAACCAATTCAGAGCGGAACCATCGACGCATCGAGTCAGGCGATGGATGAGCTTGTAAAGCGTCTTTCAGCCATCAGAAAGCCCCGTGACGAGGTTAAACCGGTACGGTTAGGGGAAATCATCACCGACTACACTGACACGCTTGACAGGCGTCTGAGGAACGGAGAAGAGTCAGATACCCTGAAGACCGGAATCGAAGAACTTGATGCCATCACCGGAGGGATGAACGCGGAAGACCTGGTGATAATCGCTGCTCGTCCTGGTATGGGGAAAACCGAACTGGCGCTGAAGATTGCCGAAGGCGTTGCAAGCCGCGTTATTCCTGGTTCTGACGTCCGGCGCGGAGTGTTGATTTTCTCGATGGAAATGAGCGCATTGCAGATCGCAGAGCGAAGCATTGCCAACGCCGGGAGGATGTCGGTTAGCGTACTGCGAAATCCTGCATCGATGGATGACGAGGGCTGGGCACGTGTTGCTAACGGAATGAGTCAGCTTGCAGATTTGGATGTATGGGTGGTCGATGCCTCGCGGTTATCGGTCGAAGAAATACGCTCAATCGCAGAACGGCACAAACAGGAAAATCCAAACCTGTCACTCATCATGGCGGATTATCTTGGCCTGATTGAGAAGCCGAAAGCAGACCGCAACGACCTCGCAATTGCTCACATCTCAGGAAGCCTTAAGGCGATGGCGAAAGACCTGAAAACTCCAGTTATCTCCCTGAGTCAGCTTTCACGCGATGTTGAGAAGCGACCAAACAAACGCCCGACAAACGCAGATTTGCGTGATTCAGGAAGCATTGAACAGGACGCAGACTCAATCATCATGCTCTATCGGGAAGCGGTATATGACGAGAACAGTAGCGCCGCGCCATTTGCTGAAATCATCGTGACGAAAAACCGTTTTGGCTCACTTGGTACGGTTTACCAGCGGTTCTGTAACGGACACTTTGTTGCATGTGACCAGGATGAAGCCAGACAGATTTGCACAGCATCAAATGCACCCGCTGCACGTGGCAGACGATATGCACAAGGGGCTGACGTATGA